GTAGTTCTACTATCTAATGTCGATATATATTCATATTTTTCAGTTACATCTCGATTTGCTTCATAAATATTCATCGCGGCTTTATTTGAAACTTGGTTAATACTTGTCCGCAATAAAGTTAAGATCTGATGATCGGCTACTGCTGTTGCTTGTCCGCCTTTTGAAGCAAGAGAGGCGATTGTTCCTGCTTCTCCAAAATCAAGCCGACCTATTAATCTTTTTGCTATTTCATTTGTCGGTTCACCTGTTAAAATTCCATTCCGAACAACTTGTGAGAATAATTCGGCCTGTGATTCTGCTATTCCGCGAAAAGATTTATTAAGAGTGTCGCCATTAGGCAAAGTAATTGTGACCCCTTTTGCCGTTGTTAAATTGAAAGTCTGTCTCGACCCATAAGTTGCATCAAAAATATCGTCTTGTAAAACAACAACATTAATTTCAGTCGGATCAGTAAAAACAACTGACCTACCAAATTGAGGACTAATTTCAACTGTATTAACCATATTCTTCGCCCCTGCTGGCAAAACTTTTTTCAATTGATCGGTAACAAACTTGGACTGTAACTCCACTAAACCCTGTAATTCTGCACTCGCCGTAACTGAACTATCTCCCGCCCATGTACTTAAACTTGCTTTCAATTGTGCGAGAATTGATCTTAATCTAGCCGCTTTATAACTACTAGGAAGAGTCTCAATCGCCCTTAAATCATTAACAGCTTGAATGATTATGTCGTTATAAGCAACAACCATTTTTCGCGCTACACCATTGCTATATCGATTTAGATCAATTGCATTACGATATATATTTGCAGGAGTCGCCATTTGTTTACCTTATGACGGAATACCTTCATCATCTGGTTCGGCTGATTCTGTTGGCATGTTGGCTTTAGCTTTCGGTTCAGGTTGATTCATTTCAATTAAACCTCCTGCTTGAGTTGCTTCTATTTCCTCTTCTACATCAAATTCATCACCAAGAACTTCGCCCTCATGCAACTGTTTAAGGAGCGTTTCTTGTGTAATTGTTCCAGCCGTATAAAGCTGTAACAAACTACCGATTTCTTGAGGGTCAAGACGCGAACCTAAGAAGTCACGATTAACAAAACTACTTCCAATATCAGTTATCTTCAAATATTCGGCATGATAGGCCAAGCAATTATCGATCATATCTTGCATCTGTTGTGCGACCACCATCATTGTTGAATCGCCTTGTGATCTGTCTATCCGTTTTGCTTCTGCTGTTTCTGCGGATAATTTTTGTCCTAATACAGCCGACAATCCCAACTCGTTTATCTGTGTGGCAAGGCGATCAAGTCTGTCAAACTGTGATTGGAAACTCTTACCATCAGGCTCTATATATTCAGCGCGACCTTCAGCAGGGAAGGCAATTGCTTCGCCCGGTCCAGCAGATACTTCTTCAGCCGCACTAGGAAAGCCATAAAAGGCAAGCATCGGAACAGCTGAGATGTGCAATTGATTATCCAAATCACTTTGGACTTGATACGATTTAAGGTTTAATTGTGCGACATCTTCCATTGGAGGCCGAGATTCCATAACATTTGTCCTATTGGCATAGGCGACTGCAAATGGAATTTCAGCAAGACTAGTCGTACCTTCATCTATAACTTGATACTCGCCCTTGTCATTCTTCTTATGAATCTCAAATGCGCCCGGAGTTAAGACTCGGACTTGTTCTACTTCTTTCTCTCCCCAGTCGCCATCAGGTTCTATAACTTTTTCTAATAACCGAAGTTGTGTAAGTTTTTGCTTGCCGTCAACAATTTCAGTTCTCCAGCCAAGAATCTCTCTAGGAGTATAAGTTACCCAATAAGGCCGACCTTTTGCACCTGCTGCTGGCGCATCAACTAAAACGCCAACATGACCATATCTGACCATTTTCCGAGTTGCTTCATAAGTCCAAACATTTAAATCGTTCCCTTGTAAGTCAACATCGAACAACTGTTCTGTTACTACATCCGAGACATCATTAAGACGAACCGGCTTTCTAGTTAACATTCCTGCCAACATCCGCTCAAGCCTTTGATAGTAAGGCGGACAAACAGATCTAGCTAGCCGATTATCATAGGCTTCATCTAATTCTCGCGGTTCTTGCTGAAGATAACGCCGATGTCTGCGCCTTATTTCATAAGTACCACCGACTAGATCTTCAATTAAAACCCAGTGCGGTTCTTGATTCAACCAAGCCGCATTAGGATCAGAAACTCCTGCAACTTTGGCGAGCTTTTGTCTGTCGTAATGTTGAAAACCGCTATACATGATTGAAATCCTTAAAGAAGACCGGGATTAGCTTTTTTCCAAGCTTTAGCCGATGCTTTAGCTAATGTTCGTTCGGCTTTTGTTTTTGCATTTGCAGCTTTTATATTCCATTGCCTGTAAGTATCCTTAATTCGTTTTTCTTTTGCTAACGTCTGCCCAAAAGCGGATTTTTTCTTTGTTTTGCCGCCTTTAGTCTTACTAACAGTCGCGCCTCCACCACCACCTCCTCTGCTAGGGCCGGTAAATCTTCCTGATTTGGGATCGTGATACGGATTCATAAGGTAAAGTTTACTGCCTATTAATACAGTCTAATACCAGTTCCTTTACCCGCTCGCCTATGAAGCGGATTGAATTCTCGCCATACTATATATCCAAGTGCGTCATTCATGTGATCATATCCCGCATCTTTGTCAGGATCTCCCTTGTCATTATACGACTGTAATTCCAAACACTCGATTAATCTTTTACATTGAGCCGATATTTTTAAGCGAACTTCGCCATTACCATTTTCTAGCATCGCCTGAACAGCTAAAACTCTGTCCCTGACAGGCGGATTAGATGCTGGTGATTGGTTCTTAAATCCATAAAATTCTTCTAATATTTGGATATCAGTCCGAGTTGCGTTAGTAGATCTATTTCCTCCTGACGCGTCTGGATACATATAAATAAGACTTTCCGCGTATCTTCTTCTTATTTCTTTACCGAGACTATCTGTGTCATGACTGCCACTAACTTCGTCTACAACTTTCAAAACATTACCTTCTCTAATCGCCACAATTGCTGACATATTTCCGACATTGAAGTCCAGTCCGATTCTTAAAGGTTCATCTTCATAATTAAGGCGTTCATCAAATACATGAAATGTCCGATCAAACCTGTCATAAACCTGTCCTGAAGTGAGATTTACAAATTCACCTTCTAAGTACGCCTGTAATAATGAAGGATCATAATTAGATCGCATCCTTTCTATAAAGTCCGCAGGTAAATGCGGATTATCAATTGTCTTCATCTTGATAAGTCGCCTATCTTCCTTCTGTTGAGACGCCTCATCTCCAAGATTTTTCCACATCCACCGAAATCCTTCTGGTGTTGATGCGGCTGCAAACTGCCGAACATTTCCTGATCTAAGTCGACCAAGAATCCTTGGAAACGCGGCATCACATGTAACAGGATTTACTGTGTCAATTTCATCCGCGAGAACAAAAGCTAAATCAAGTCCAATAATGCGACTTGTATTTTCAAAAGATCGGCAAAGGATTCTGGTATCTCCATTTGGAAAATGCAATATATATTCGGGCAAAGGTGAAGCTCGGAATGTATAAGGCAATTCATACTCATCCAGAACCGAGTTAAAAGCATGAATCCAAATATCACGAATTAGTGGCCCTGTTGGCTCCATCACACAACCTGTATATCCCTGATTTAGCCACGCCAAGAAAACAGCTTTACAGATCAAAGCGCGAGTTTTGCCTGATCCATATCCTGCACAAAGTCCGAGAATTTCAGTTGTACTATCGGCTGCAAAGTCAAGTTGACCCGGATGAAGATCAGCTTTCATCTTCTCAATTACCGTTTCAAAATTTAAACCTACTTTTCCTTCATTCGGCTTTTTAAGGACATGCCCTTGCCGAGCCATTGTGAGAATACTCACGAACAAAGCTGCGCTAATTTAGCGGCTGTATTAATTGCTCCAAGTGCGATATGAAGTTGACCTGTTCTCCGAGCTTCCATCTGTAAAGTCGCACATTGGTTCAAAAGATCCGCCACCATCTGAGGTCTTTCTATATCAAAGTCGGCCTTCAGCTTCTCTCTAGCGGCTGCTAAGTAAGGATCTGTGCCTGATGCCGACACCCCCCAGTTTTTTGCCGCAAAAGCAACGCAATCTGATCGCCTACCTCCATTAGCAATAATTCGCGCCAATCTATCAACACGGTATTCTTTCTCGGCTCCCGTAATTCTTGCCATTATTTAATCCCCAATTTAGAAGCATCTATGGGATTCTTAGGCCCAACATAGCGGAATGATGCTGTTATGCGATCCGCTGATAATGCTTTTCTCCATTCTGACATCGCCTGAGTTTTAGCAGGTTTGTTTCTTCTCGCCCTTTGAGCACAATTATTTTCGGGTTTTCTTGTCATATTCCAATGTGGAGATCGTGCTCTATAAGCAACCATCGCGGGATTAGCTGTAACTGATAAATACTTCCGATTCTTTACACCATAAAAACAAGAGGCGACAAAATCACTTAAAGCATTGCCGATTCCAACTCCTTGAAAGTCGGGCAAACAAACAGTGCGATGTTCTT